CCGCTGTCACACACCTGACCACCGAAAGCCTGGTCTACGGCATCCGCCTGAACTGGGGCTTCCCACCCGGCGCCGAAGACACCCAGCGCACTGAGATCTGGCAGAACAAGGCCAATGACCTGCAGTCCGCAATAAAGCTTGGCGACTACGCCTACCCGCAGGCCCGGCACGAACTGCAAAACATCGTGCCCGGGACCAGCCTGTTTTTCTGGGCGCGGCTGGTGGACCGCACCGGCAATGTCGGGCCGTGGTTTCCGGAGAAGTTCGGGGTCAATGGCCAGCCGAGTTCGGACCAGACGGAGTACGAGAAGTACTTTGCGGGGAAAATCGGCACAGGCGCGCTTTACCCGGAGTTGAAGAAGGACATTGAGCTCATCACCGGTGATGGGCCGGGTTCGGTCAAGGAGTTGGCAGGGCAGGTCAAAGAGCTGGGCAACAAGGTCGAAGGCCTGGTCGACACCTTCATCTACGATCCAAAGCTGACCTACAAGGTCGGTGAAAACGCCCGCGAAGGACGGCACATCTATCAGGCGCTGCAGGACGTACCACGCGATACACCGCCGCCCAACCCGGCCTACTGGAGGGACATCGGCGAGATACTCGAAACCGCCAATGGCCTGGCCATCGGCGAGATACTCGAAACCGCCAATGGCCTGGCCTTTCAGGTCAACCAGAACACCACCAGCATCAAAGATCTCGACGGCAAGGTCACGGCGTCTGCGTCATCGCTGGAAGCCTTGCGGGCAGCGGCGCGGGGCGACACGGGCGAGGGCGAGCTGGCCGACGCCCTCAAGAGTTGGCAATCCACGGCTGAGCTGGCCGTTGAAAAGCGTGTGCGGGCCACTGAAGACGAGGCGATTTCCGAGCGTGTGACCACGTTCGGTGCGCAGGTCGGGGAGAACAAGGCCGGGCTTTCGAGCCTTGAAAAGGTCGTGGCCACCAATGATTCAGTCGCTGCCAAGCGCATCACGGAACTGAAAGGCGAGCTGAGCGATGTCGGTTCAGGCGTGGCGGGTAACACTCAGGCGCTGGAAACACTCAGCGGTGAAGTATCTCGTATAGATGGCGCGGTTGTAGCCACGGCCAGCAGCCTGGAATCACTACGAGCAGATGCGCGAAGTGACACGGGTGAGGGGGATTTGGCGGGTGCTTTGGAAGCCTGGAGCTCAACGGCCAACTTCGCGCTGGAGAAAAAGGTGCGCGCCACGGCGGAAGAAGCCTTGGCGATGAAAACCGAGCAACTGCAAGTCAATCTCAATCAAACCACGGCTTCCGTGGAGCAGGTCAGCAAGGCCGTGGTCGATGTGAATGGGCGTGTATCGGCCCAAACCACGATCAAGGCCGAAACCATCGTGGGCGGGCGCAAGGTCATGGCGGGTCTCGCGCTTGGCTCTGATGGGGACACCTCGGAGATTCTGGCCTTTGCGCAACGGTTCGCCATCGTCGACGAAGTCACCGGGCAGCTTAGAGCGCCGTTCGTGGTGCAGGGCGGTCAGGTTTTCATTAACTACGCCATGATCGATACGGCGTTCATTCAGAACCTGGTGCTTGGGATGACGTTGCGGTCCAGTGCGGTCAACTCACAAGGGCTTCCACTACTGGAAATCAATATTCCTGCTGGCAAGTTGATCTTGCGCGGTTCAGCGGCCGATGGCAGTTCTGAGTGGGGTAATACCGGGCTTAAGTTTGTCCATGGGAACGGCGTCACGGCCATTGATTTGGGGTTAGGCGTATGAGTGTTGGATTAGTTGCACGCGGAATTAACGGTCAGGTCATCCTTGATATGACCAGCAGCATTAGTCAAAACGTAGGCAGTATTGTTACCGGGGGCGCTAATGGCTCCATGCAAATTCCATCACCGCCAGTAGGAAAAACAGCTTATTTTATTGTGACGCCGCTTGTGGACATGAATAGATCAAAAGGTAAGCTGCCGGGGGTTTCGCTCAATGGCACAACTCTGAGTTGGCAGTACTCTTACAATGGAAATGGTTGGGGGTTCTTTTCGGCTAATTGTGAAATTTTTTATGGTTATTACTGATGGCAAATTTAATTGTTAGGAAGGAAGATGGAAGCCTGTTATTTGATACCGATAAAATCTCTTATGGACTAATTAAAAGCGGGAATCTTTCCTATGCGGGAAATTGGAGCCGATATGTCTGTACTTCTAACGCCTGCCTGAAAGATCCTGGCTGGGGCGGTAATTGGACCGGTCGCGATTATGGAGATCAAATATTCAGCTTCAGTGTAGTGGGGGCGAAATCTCCCATTGTGTTCATTACCGGTGGTGGGTGCTTGGCTGGGACGAAGGTGGAAGGGGACGTGAAAACGTTCTTTTATGGCGGGACAGCTAGCGCATCCACTAAATTCTATTGTTTCGACTTGATGAGAGAGGGTGGTTCGGGTCCTGCACTTAGGACCTACAGGGATGATCGAACGCTAACGTTCAACTCCAGGCAAGTGCCACTGAATATCTTTCAGGCAGTTCGGGCCCCAGATAGGGGCAATGAGTATAATTTTTATATACGTGGGTTCTATTACACTGCTTATCAAGGAGGGTACAACTGGCAGGGTGGAAACTTTGTGACAAGTAGTGTTGATATACCAATCCCCGGAGGTGGTGATGTTGCAGCATGTTTGCCTTGGAGTCGATCTTGCGGGGCGGAAATTAATAATGCCTTCTGGTGCAGGATGGCTCTTACGGAAGGCGCTTTCGGAGGTGCTGGAAAAATAACATTTCAATTCGCCGTCGCCTCAGAGACAACCTTCGGTGAGGTACAGCCAAGCTCGTCTCCAGCAAGTCCAGGTGTTCCGTTTTTTCTGAACATACCAACAGATCGATACCCAACAGCACTTGTTATACGCACAGCTGATTTGCCATTTCCATTTAGTCTTAATTAATAGCGCTTAGCCATATCCGCCCAGTCGCGGGTATTTTCTTGCCTGGAGATTCTTATGCCTTGGTACAAAACCGGGACTGTTAAAACCACAAACAATAGCAACGCCATTATCGGAGCTGGCACGGCTTTTATTGCGAACGCACGGACGGGTGATGCGTTTCGCGGTCCCGATGGTGCGTGGTATGAGGTCACCAACATCGCCAGCGATACGGCCTTGTCGATTTCTCCAAACTATCAAGGGCCCACCGTTGCTGCCGGTGGCTATGCGCTTGCGCCCATGCAGGGCTATGTAAAAGACCTGGCTGACCAGGTGAGGGCGATCGTTCAGCAATGGGGCGCCACCTTGGCAGGGTTGGGGCCTTTGTCCAGCGTGAGCATTGCTCCGATTGCCAATGGCGGCACGGGCTCAAACTCCGCAGCCGGAGCCCGTGCCGCCTTGGGGCTGGGCACCGCGGCGACTGCAAACCTTACAAGCTCTCCTGATGATTACGGCGCAGGAAAAGTGTTGCAGGTCGGTGCCCTGGGCTGGAACGGCGGCAACTCCTTGGCCCAGTCTGCATCGGGTGACGCGAATTTGTTGGGGCGCTCAGGGATCTATCTCTACTCCAACGGGGGCCAGAACGTGCCCGCCGGGGTGTTCCCGCATGTCCGGCTCACAACAGCCGCGCCCGGGTACCAGACCCAAGAGGCGATTTCATCGTCTGCCAATCCTCGATACATGATGCGCAATCAATATGGTGGCTCGTTCTCCCCATGGGTTGAGTTCTACCACTCTGGTAACACCACCCGCGCCGCCGACGGCACACTGAAGGCTATTTAAATGACGACTCGAGCAGCTATCAACATTCTCGGCTCCACCGGTGAAATCATCGACATCACATCGCTGGGCGTGAGCACCATCGAATCGAAGCGAGAAAGCCCCGGTATTTACCAACTGATCGGAACGCAGGGCATGGCCAGGGCGCCAGAAGGGTGGGGCTATGTCGTCAACCAGATGGACGTGGATAAAACCGTGGCCATCTCCTATGACGAGCAGGTGCTGCGCGTCTGTGTGACCCTGGACGAAAAGCCTACCGATCTGAGTCACAGCATTACCTTGCATGTGGCCGTCGATGAGCTCCCAGTCTCATCCATGCCACCCCCGGAGCAGATGCCTGACATGGATCCAGCCCAAGAGGCCCAGCGCGAATACGCTCACTTGCGCGCCATTGCCGACTACGCCATCGCCCCGCTTCAGGATGCTGTCGATATCGACGAAGCCTCAGAAGAAGACGCCGCCCGACTCAAAGCCTGGAAGAAATACCGCGTGGCGCTTAATCGCGTGTTCGATCAGATTGGGTACCCAGACGCCATTGATTGGCCGGTGGCGCCAGAGTAAGCCCAGCAGCTATCCCGAACTCCGCCGAGCGCGGGTATTTTTTTTGCCCGGAGAAAGCCATGCCCATCACCACGCAGCAACTGCTGCAAGTCCTCCCGAACGCCGGCCATGTTGCCGGCGTTTTTGCACCTGTCCTTAACACTGCCATGAACCGTTATCAGATCGTCGGCTCGAAGCGGGTTGCGGCCTTCATCGCCCAGATCGGTCATGAGTCCGGCCAGCTCAAATACGTGAAAGAGATCTGGGGCCCGACCAAAGCCCAGGCCCGCTACGAAGGCCGCGCTGATCTTGGCAACACTCAGCCGGGTGACGGTTCCAAGTTTCGCGGCCGTGGCCTGATCCAAATCACCGGGCGGGCAAACTACAAAGCGTGCGGTGAAGCGCTGGGCCTCGACCTGATCAATCAACCTGAACTGCTGGAAAAGCCGCAGCATGCGTGCATGTCGGCAGCGTGGTTTTGGGCGAGCAGGGGACTCAACACCCTGGCCGATGCTGGCCAGTTCGACGCCATCACTCGCCGCATCAACGGCGGTCAGAACGGCGCGGCAGATCGTCAGGCTCTGTACGCCCGAGCCCTCAAGGTGTTGGCGTGAAGCTCGATGCGGTGAAGTGGGGCGGGGCACTGCTGCTGATGCTCTGCCTCATGGCTGGCAGCGCGTGGGCCGCATGGGAGTGGCAGGCAAACGCCTACGGCCAGCAGATTGCCGAGCAAAAAGCCGCCCACCAAACCGCGCTGAACGACGTTGCCAACGCCAACTCCGTGCTGATCCTTGCCGAACAGAACAAACGCTTCGCCCTGGAGCAATGGCTGGCAGCCAGTGACCAAGCCCATTACCGAGCCCTGACCGATGCAAAAACCAATCAAGATCGCCTGCGCGATCGCATTGCTACTGCTGACCTGCGGCTGTCAGTCCTACTCGACGCCACCCCCGCAACTGGTAGTGACGGAATGCAAGCCACCACCGGCCCCGGCCGCATGGTTCATGCAACCACGAGAGCCCAACTTGACCGAGCGCATGCTCAACGAATTATCGGAATCACCGGCGACGGCGATCAAGGACTGATCGCGCTAAAGGCCTGTCAGGCTTACGCCAAAGAAATCTCAAGCTCACAGTAAAAAAGAGCGGCCGAAACAGGATGCGTCAACATTCTATCCGGCCACTAAACCCGCAGATCACGCCTGCAAGCCCAGCCTAGGCTCCCGCTTCGTGCACAAAGCCGAGCGAGCCTAACGTCTGTTTATTCATACAGTAAAGGTCTTGCAAACTATGTCTTCACCCATTATCCCGTGGATGGGCGGCAAACGCAGTCTGGCCGATCGCCTCATTCCTCTGTTCCCGCCCCACGCGCTCGAATATTGATGGGTGAAAATACCTTTTCTGCGCGCAGCGGAACCCTCTGCTTAAAGTAAAGATTTCAATCTCAAGCACGTACTTTTCTGCCGTGGAAACCACTGCCGACTGTTTTCAACAGAATCGGCCAATAGCAGTCAATGGGTATCTATATATGTTCAATCATGACGCGCCATGCGATCAATCGGGATTGAGGACATGCTATAAAGACCGCCAAAAAAGGAGTCCCTCTGATCATGGATACAAAATGCTCGGTCTTTATCGCAGCAAGTGTTGACGGCTTCATTGCTAGGATGGATGGAGATATTGAGTGGCTCCATCGGCCTGAGTACGAGTGCCCTGTACTAAGGGGGCTCACTTATGATGAGTTCATGACAACGGTCGATGCACTGGTTATGGGGCGCAAGACGCTGGATAAGGTGTTGTCTTTCCCTGAGGGCGATCCGGTACTTATCGTGGCGCAGCTTGCGGCTCAGGGTCTGAAGCATCTCTATATAGACGGAGGTCAGACCATACAGTCTTTTCTCGCTGCGGGATTGATCAACGAGATCACTATCACACGTATTCCAGTGTTGTTGGGCAAAGGAGTTCCACTGTTCAGCCAGTTGGGTGAGGAGCGTAATTTATGTCTGATTGACTCATCAGCGTCTGATAACGGATTTGTACAAAGTCGTTATCAAGTGCTCACATAGGCTTGCTGATTGCGGTCTTTTGTTTGGATCCACGTTAAAGGGCTGATGTGTTGAATACGACTTAAGGGCTGCCTCTGTCCGTTTTCAGCCTGTGGTAATCGGCTGAAAACTGTCCAAAAGCGCCGGTCGTACCAGGCTGCTTATGGCTTGCTGCCCTCATTCATGACAGGCCAATTGGCAAAAGCCAGATAATTTGGCGCGGCTATGAAGTTTGGGGCGAATCATCTTCCAAAAGAGAGTGCTATATATCGAATCACAACCTGAATTAACATGGGTGGCTAGTGCTGGGTTCTTTATTTTTTTTGAACAATTAGCCCTGGGGTAGAATCTAATATTAATTTCTCAAAGCACTCTGCGATAACGGGTTTACCAAATAGGTAGCCTTGAAAGTGTTTGCAGCCACAACCTATGAGGGAGTCGTGCTGTGCGAGGTTTTCAACTCCTTCGGCAATCACTTCAAGTCCTAGGCTTTGCGCCATGGCAAGGATGGCACGCACTATAGCTAAGCTGCTAGTACTTTCTGGTAAGTCGCGCACGAACGAGTGATCAATTTTAAGTTGGTCTAGCGGCAATTGTTGTAGGTATGACATTGACGAGTATCCTATGCCGAAGTCGTCAATTGAAAAGCTGAAACCCAATTCTCGTAGCGTCTGCATGCGTATCGCTGCCTTGTTCTTATCTTGTAGTAATAAAGACTCAGTTATTTCGAACTTCAGGAATAATGGGTTGGCTTTTGTTTCGTTAATTAATTGTTTAATTAACTGGGTAAAATCATTCTTGTAAAGCGTTCTGGTGCTGATATTTACAGAAATACTCAGGTTGGCCGTGCGCGGATTTTCAGCCCATTGCGAAAGTATTAAGCAGCTGTTACGCAAACCTTCCAAATCGATCAATTCGATCAGATCGCTTCGTTCTGCAATTTCGATAAAAATATCGGGCCCAAGTGTGCCTAGCTGGGGGTGCTGCCAGCGTGTCAGAGCCTCAACTCCCTCCAGTTCCCCATGACTGTTGACTTGGGGTTGAAGATATAATTTAAATTCACTTTCCATCAGGCCGCGGCGAATGTCCTGCTCCAGTTTCACGCTCATGCTTACTGCTGCCTGCATCTGAGGGTCATAGAAGCACATTGAATTCTTACCTGAAGCCTTGGCGCTGTACATTGATAGATCTGCATGCTGCATTAGCTCATCCGGTGTGTGCTGATCATCATTAAACAATGCAACGCCCATGCTTGCGCTCGTTGTGAGACGATGATTATTGAATATATAAGGGTCGTGTAGCGCGTTTAGTAGCTTGCTAACGATATGTTCAATCTGAATTGCAGCCTCTTCCTTGCATGTCTTAAGCTCTTCCAGCAGAATCACAAACTCATCTCCGCCCAAGCGTGCAACTGTGTCGAGCTCACGAACGTTATTTTTGAGACGGGATGTTACATGACAGAGCAGTTCATCACCAACTTTATGGCCGTGTAGGTCATTAATGTTTTTAAAGTCGTCAAGATCTAGAAAAATCAGAGCAGCATAAGTGTTCTTTCTGCAGCACGCGATTATCGCCTGCTGCAGTCGTTCATATAGCAGGCGCCGATTGGGTAGTCCGGTTAATGGGTCAAAAAAAGCTAGGTTCTGTATTTTTTGTTCATTGTTTTTTCGCTCGCTTATGTCGATAAATGAAGCTACATAATTATTTACGTGTCCGTATTCGTCATGCACAGCACTTATAGTCAGCCACTCTGGAGATATTTTACCATCTTTGTGTCTATTCCAGATCTCTCCCGCCCAGCCACCAGTTTCTGTGAGGTCTTTCCACATATCCTTATAGAATTCCGGCCCTTGCTTACCCGAGGAGAGTATTCGAGTTGGCAGTCCCATCACTTCATCTTTGCTATAGCCAGATAACTTGGAAAATGCTTCGTTAATTTTGATTATTCGTGTTTGCGCATCGGTAATAAGCATGCCTTGCTGACATTCGAAAGCTATAGCAGCGATCCGGATTTCCTGCTCTAGAACCAACCGCTCGGTAATGTCTCTTGCCATAAATATTACTGCGGGCAGGTCTCCATTAAGCATATCCAAGCGACGAGCCCGCCCCTCAAATGTACGCTTGCCCATCTGAGTTTGCATGCTGTACTCAATTGTCTGTGGCTCCTTGCTGGCTAAGGTCATTTGTATAAATTGCATAAATAATTCTACTTGTCCCTGTGGGAATCTATTCTGCAGACGCTTGCTTGTAGGTCTAGTAGAGCTGGTAGGGAGTATATATTTTTCTGAGGATTTTATGACTGTGTAGTTACCTTCCTCGTCTATCACTAGTGCTATATCGGGTATGGCTTCGGTAATGGCTCGTAAATAGGCTTCGCTTTCATATAGGGCATCACGGTCATTCTTTTGCTGATGAATATTGCGGAGAATTAGACCTAGAAGTAAGGTTGAGGACAGTTGTACGATTACCAGCGGCCATAAAGTGTATTCTACAAATGTGGCAAAAATTTTTTCAGGCAATAGCCTTATGTTCAAGATTTGCAAGACTTGAACAATACCGCCAAATATTAGTAATGATCCGGTGTTTAAAGGAATACGCCGCTTCTGATGCAAATAGTGAAAGGCCATCCCCATCAGCACCGACATCAGAATATTGAGCAGCCCAGGTATGGCACCTATACCTCCAACCCAGAGGCGATAAAGCCCCGCAATGCACCCAGCGATAAAACCCACCAAGGGGCCCCCAAATAGAGCGGACAAGCTGAGAATTACAGTGCGGCCATCGATGATGATTCCTTGTGCTAATACTAAAGGGATCATCATGCCGACAATACACACTAGGCCAAATAATGCCCCGGCACATATTTTGCTTAGCAAAATATGCCCCTTGAGATTTTGTAAGATCGTCTCGTGTAGCCAACAAAGGGTCATCAGCAGGGCTAGGTTTTCTATAAGGTCGAGGAGCATTCAGTTCACCCAGACTCGGATTAATGTACTTAGTTACAATGTAGTAGCAAATGGTTTTCCTGGGGTTGCTCGAAGCGATCAATGGTTCTTGGGGCGAGGATTTCACCCTCACACTGTCTGGGGGGCGGGCGACGCCTAGGTGCTTGCTTGCGCCAATAGCAGGCAATTTTAGTACACCAGGTTTGAGGTCTGTCTCGCAGGTGTGCATCGCTATTTTGTGGGGTCTAAGCCGGAGCTGTTTGCTGCGATATGGTTCGTTCGGCAGGAGGCAGGATCAATAGACAGCGTGACTTTTGCGTGACTCTCTTAAGTATCTATTGCTCTTCGGTTGCAGCGAGCGCCAGAGAAAGCAGCTACGTTTGAAGGATTTGCCATGCTCCAACGGGCATGGAGTGCTAGGCGGATAGAGGCATGGCGTTACATTTCAGATTGTTCATCTGGGCTCAAAACATCCCTAGCAGACCAATAAAGTTGAGGTTGAACTAGTCTTCTAAAAATCCAACTCTCAGGACGATTGTCATGTCATCTCACTCCGAGTCCAATATTGCCATAGCAGATGCTCTGACATTGTTACTGCACAACCAGCATGCGCTAGCGGCGGCGGTCGAGGAGGTCACCAAATGGCTTTCTGACAATGGCATACAGCGTGTTGCAGATAACGCACTCGTTGCCATGGATACGCTGGACGCAAATGCACAAGCGATTACAGATGCTATTACGCGCGTCCGAAAATTTTAGGGGGAATTACCCTGGAGCTTATTTAACCAGCAGAGGGCTGTTAAATTGATGGTTTTTTGGGTCCATAACCTAAGGCCGAGCCTAGGCGGAATGAGGCTTACAAGGCGTAAGAAATTTCCGAGTAATGGGACACCAAATACCCAGCAGGCCGCGGTTGTAAAGGAGTCAAGACACGGCTTGCAAATCCGCCCACGCCGGTTCGATTCCGGCCTCGGCCTCCATACTGAAAACCCCGCAGATCAAGGTCTGCGGGGTTTTTTATGCTTGCAAGAAAGAGGTAATGAGTTCCGCATTTTTGGCAGGTGTTCCGCATGCTGGTTTGAATGAGTCCCTGCAGTTGCATCAATGCAGCGCGATGCACTCGCAGCTGTTTTCTGGAAATTCCGGGTGTGTGCCAAAGTCCGCGCACTGGATCCACTGCCTGTCTGGGCTGGCGGACGGATCGACGCAGACGAACAGGAAGTAGGCGAGGTTTCACTGAAGAACCATCTGACAGAACCGGCTGGCATACAGCAAAAAAGGTAGGTGCTAAGTTCAGCGCTTTCCTTTGAGAGCATGAACGTGCGGCCTATCTATATAAAAACGTTGAGTGCA